TCACAGTCCGATCTCAAAGCGTGGCTCGTCCAAATAGCGATGGGGCCCGAAGGCGGCCGTCATGGCGGCAGCCTCGGCCGCTTGCCACTGCTCAAACACTTCCCTTTCGGCCGTGCTCAAGGCATCCAGGTCCGGCGCGTCGCCATAAACACCCGCGATCTGCAGAAAAGCCGTGTAGGTGGGCAGCACCAGACCGGCACCGCCGAGTGCGGCATCGAGTGCGCCACGAAAGCGTTGCTCGGCCTCAAAGCGCTCTGTCTCCTGTACGGACGCGCCCGATTTTGCGCAGATTTGCAAACGTTTTTGCACACCGCTCAATCAAACAAACGGCGTTAATGGCGCAGGAGTGCGCCCCCCAAATTAACGGCTGGCCACGCGGCAATGCTGGCTCCAGATCAAATGTGACGCTTTTACACAACGATTTTCCCGCTGCCATCACCTACCGGTCATTCCTGCGGCCCCAATGCCCGTGACTGCAGGCGCGCACGCTCCGACTCGTAACTGTCACGACAGTGCGCGGGGTCGTTAAAAAGCCAGTTGATCACCCGCACCAGGCGGGCATACGCCGGGTCTGCGCGATTGCGCCAGGCACGGGAGCTAATGAACTCGTCCTCGTCGCCGCCGCCCGTGGCATTGCCCAACTGGTCGAACCCCTTGGCGATCAGCAGGGCGCGGCGCGGGCTGGCCAGGACGGCGCACAGCATCCACACGGCGGCGATGAGGCCACCGAGCAGGCAGAGCAGCCAAAGCGGCAGCAGTTTGAGGCGAGTCATACCGGCCACGCCAGTGTCGGCAACAGCGCCTCTACCTCGTCAAAGCTGGCGGGCATGGGTAGCGCACCCGCCTGCACCTCACCCATCAGTGCGTACAGTGCCGCCCACGTTTGATCACGCGCGGCCACTGCGGCCTGCCCTTCGGCGGCAAACTTGGGGATTGCACTTGTCGCGTAGGTCGCCGCACTCAGAATGCCGTCGTAGTTGCGCGTCTTGGCGAACATGTCGAGTCGGACCTGGGTGGCGGCGATGATGGAGGCTTGCAACGCTTGCGCGGCTGCGGCAGGCGCCTCAGCCTGCCATGCGTCTTGTTCAGCCTGCCACGCCGCCTCTTCCTCTTCCGTGAACGGGATATTGCCTTCTGACGTTGCGCGAAAATTTACCATGGTTTAAGCCTTTTTGATGCCGTAGAGCCGGAAAGTTCCGGTGATAGTCCCGCTGCTGGGGTATATCCGTATTCCTGACACTACCCCTGTATTTGCAACATGCCCGCCGCAATCTAGTTTGGTCCCGTGGTAGGCGTTCCATCCTTTGGTGGTGAAATTTTTGTAGCGCGCAGAATTCGCGTCGTGCAGGCGGAGTTCAAAGGCTACGACTGCCGTCGCGTCAGCATACAGTTGGTTGGTTCCGCCAATTTGTACATAAGCCGTAGCGCCGATAATGCCTGCGTAGGCAGTGCTGCCCCATGAACTCACATCACAATGAGAGACGTAGGGACTCCCAGTCTCTAGGTACGCACCCCCCATTTTCAGGCGCATTAACATCGAGACGTTTCCGGCGCTCCTGACGCCTGTGGCGATCAGAAGGTACTCGTCATACGTTGCGCTGAAACCCGTCTCGATGTCCGCAGAAGCTGCCCCCGCCGCTGTGACAGTTGACAGATAAACCAGGGCGCCACCACCTGACGCCGCGCCCGCCCGGTTGTACGATGTGCAATAGACGGTCGTCCCGTCACTCTCATACGTGGCCCTGTCGCCAGCCGCTGTGACGATGTTGGCGGCACCCGGCAGGTTGTTGTTTGTCGCGTGGTGCGTCAGCGTCAGACTGCCGTCAAAGATGACGGTACGCGGGCCACGGGTCAGCGTGACAGCGGTGATGGTCGTTGTGCCTGTGATGTGGACTCGGTTGCCGGTTGCGGTGTTGAGGTTAACCGTGGCTGCGCTGGCAACGGCGGCGCCTGTATTGAGGTCAATTACGCCGGTAACACCGTTGATCGTTGGCGCTGTCAGGGTTTTGTTGGTCAGCGTCTCAGCGCCGGTTTTTGTTGCAAGCTCAGATAGGTCTTGGTCGCCGGTGTTGGTGCCTGAATTCACGCCTGTGATGTCACTCGTCAGCGCCACTGTGCCGTCTTTATTTGGCATGGCCCAAGTGCGCGCTGCTGTTGCCGCCGTTGTGAACCAGCTTGTGATCGTGCCGGCTGCGTTTTTCAGGTTGAGCTGAAACCCTGTTAACCCTGGGATGCCGTCGGAGGTGTCCGACAGGACCAGACCGGTCATCCCGCGCACGCTGGAAACTGGCCCACCTTCAATGCTGGAGGCGCTGGCTGCTGCGGCAAGTGCGCTGGCGTTGGCCTCACTTGCCTTGTCAGTTGCGATGCCAGCCTGACTTGTAGCGACAGATTCACTGGCGCTCGCATTTTCAGCCTGCGTTGTGGCTAGCGCCACCTGCGCTGCGCCGTTGGTGGTGGCCAGCTCTGCTTGAGCGGCTGCGGTGCTGGCGCTACCAGCAGCATTGCCGGCTTCTGTAATAGCAGTGCTGGCTGATGCATCGGCATTTTCAGCCTGCGTGGTGGCTAGCGCCACCTGTGCTGCGCCGTTGGTGGTGGCCAGCTCTGCTTGAGTGGTTGCGGTGCTGGCGGCGGTGGATGCTGCTGCCTGATTAGCCACAACTTCGAGCCTCAACGCCTCGACTCCCACGGAAAAAGCAGGTAGTTCGGTTAAAAAATACGCGTCAAGCTCAATTTTGAACGACGCGCTCGTGCGGTCGAGTGCGGGTAGTTGTTCAAGTGGCATGGCTTCCTTTTACGAGTTATTCATGCCATCAATCTCAAGATTGAGGGCAATGGTGGGTCCGTTGGGCACGGTGATATAGAGGTCGCGGAACACGCCGTAACACACCAGCGGCTCCATGCTGTCAAGGCTTGAGCCGATATAGATGCAAGGGGTAGAGCGCACGCCGGCGAGCTGGCGGTGTAGGCGATTGAAGTCGCTGGTATTGGCGATCAGCGGCAGGGTGACGCGATTGGCCCACTCACCTTCGATCCAGGTGCGGTTACCAAAACCATCGTCGGCCACCTTGCCGAAATTGATGATGCCGGCGCCCGCCCCGTACTGCGTGCTCCCCAGTGTGCTGCTGCGCCCGACGGCCAGCACGCCCACGGACGCGCCTGATGTGCTGCTGACGGTGACGGTGACCTCCATGTTCGGATACTGTCCGGGCAGGTCGGTCAGCAGCACGTTGCGTTTTTGGATCCGCTCGCCAAACATCCAGTCGTAAACGCTCTCGACAATTGAGCCGTCGAGGTCAATCGTGCGGGTAGGATAGACGACAGAGCCCCCCGCTGCGCTTATGGCGCTGATGGATGCGCTTACGCCCACGAGATCAAGCAGGGCTAACCCCTCAGTGCTGCCGGGTTTGATTACTGTTGTGAGGTTGCCTGTGGACGGGGTGGATGTGCCGATCTTTTTGTCAAACTGCGCCCACCTGTTTGTAGGGCCTATGTTGAGCCAGCGTTTCGGGATAGCGAGTGCCGCGACTTCTGGCAGGGCGGCATCCACACCATCAATAAGGCACTCGTATTTACAGTGCGTGGTCGCCCGAATGACAACCTCCCCAACGGGGTAGCTGGTGTCCGCATTCCACGCCACTTCGCCTGCATCAGGCTCGGCAGTCGTGCAGCTGACCAGCATGGCGTCAGTGATGGCCGTCGGAACGATCATGCTGGCGGTGGGTTCAATGCTCATTTATGCGACCTCGGTGATCATGGCGTTTCCGGGGATGACGCGGGCCAACTTGCGGTCTGTGCCCGCCGTGTGGCCTGCTGTGGCCTTGGTGTTGGCTTCGATCTTTTCGAGCCTTTTTGACATCGCGCGCAGCTCGGCAACCACCTCCTCGTTGTTCGCCCCACCGCTTTGCAACATGGAGCGCGTCTGACTGGCGCTGAAGATTCGGCTGGGTCCGGTGACCTCAATTTCTGGCCCGTTTTCACCGACCAGTCGCGCGCCGCCGAAGTGATCCCCGCCACCGGCAAAGGCCGGCAGTCCGTTGGCGGATGCCCACGAATTACTGGTGCCGTTGGGGTAGCCCATCAGCTTATCCACCGTGGCGGCGTTAATGTTGTTGGCTCTTGCGTAGTCATACAAGGCCCTCTCGGCACTGATGCCTTGCGCCGCTGCTATTGCCATGGCCTGCGCTGTGATGCTGTCGCGCGTCGGCTGGCTAAGTGCGGTTGCGGCATTGGCCTGATTTTGATAATCCACAATCGCCGTGTTGCCCGTGACGGCTGCTATTTGCGCCACGCTGGAGGATGTGACGCCGTAGTTCGCGCTGGCGGCGGCAATGATCTGCGCAGCGCTTGCGCCGGCTGTTGTCATGGCGTCAATGGCTGCGGCCACAGTCGTGCCGCTGTAGACGCCAGCGCCTGCTGATTTGCCGCCGGCACCGCTCACCGACAGGACGGCCAGCAGGTTCTTGGTGTTGGCGTTAATCGCCTCCAACTGGCTGATGTGGCCGTCACCGTTGTAGTCGCTGGCTTTAAACAGGGTTCGCAACGTGGCTTCTGACGCCATGCTGCCAAAGGATTTTTGAAACTCGGGCCAGTCGATGCCGCTGGATTGGTTCGCGTCGATCGTGGCAAACGCTGTCGCCATGGTGTTGGACAGGGTGGCGCCAAGTGTCGCGGTCCACGTCGCCAGCGCGTCGGTCAGCGACGTGATGGCACCGGTCATCTTTGTGACCCCATCCACCTGGGTCTGGGCTGCTGTCACCACGGCATCCAGGCGCTTGATCTCGGCGTCAAACCCGGCTTTAAGGGTCTCGTTTTGTGTCGTCAGCAGCTTTTGCGTTAACTCGTCTGCTGTCAGTTGCGCACCGGTCAGGTCGCCCAATGCGGCGATGTCGTTGGCCGTCGTGTAAAAGTCACGGGCGTAGTCGGTAAAGTTGCTGTAGAGCTGCTCGCTGGGCTTGCTGACGGTCGCCAGGGCGCTGGTCAGCTGGCCGTCGAGCGGCAGGCCGCCGCCACTGCGGGCCGTTGCCAGCGCGGCCTTGATCTGCGCCTGGGCCAATACCCGGTACTCCCCGTCAGAACCGCTGATGCGCATGCTATCCAGGGTGGACTTGAGCGAGCTGGACAGGCTTTGCAGCTTGCTGATACTCGCGCCGACCGTAGCCAGGCTTACTTTGATGGCCTCAGCCTGGGTGTTGTAGGCGTCCGTGACAGATGTTTTTTGGCCGGCAACACCCTCGGCGATGGCAGCAATTGATGCATCAATGGCAGACCGAGACGCATCAAGCATGCTTTGCAATAGCGTGGTGATGGCTTCTGCGGAGATTTTTGCGGCCTCTGAGAGAGCTTCTGCTGCTGCCTTCGCTGCGTCGTCAACCGAGTCCGCCAGGTCACGCATACCGCCCGACAACACCAGCACCCGGCCCAGCAGCTCCTGGCTGGCGGCGTTGCCGCCTTTCAGGCCCAGCACCAGCGCTTTGAATGCGTCAGCCGTGGCGGGCGTGGCCAGCCCGAGTTTGGCGAACTCGGCGTCCATCTTTGCCCGCTTGATGGCGGACTGCTCGGACTGGCTCAGAAAGCCCGACTGAAAGTCACTGAGGCCACTGGCCAGCGCATCCATGCCGCCCGCGCCCCTGAGCAGGTCGCTGGTGACCACGCCCGCGCTGTAGCCCATGGCCACCAGGGCGATGCGCACATCCACCAGGCTGCTGTACAAGCTGGCCAGGTCGGAGGCGGCGCCGCTGAAGTTCTGGATCACGTCCCCGATACCGGAGATCGCGCCATTAACGGTCTCTGCGCCGGTAATGCTCTGGCGCACCAGTTCCGCGCCGACATCCCCTTGCTTATTCTTGAGGTCGTTAAGGGACACCGTGGCGATACCCAGCCGGTCGGTGTAGAGGGTGGCTTCGTCCAAGCCGGCCGCTACTTTGCTCAGTGTCTCCAGGTAGCCTTCGCCGACCTTGCGGAACGCGCCCAGGGATGGCATCACCGCCTGCGCCAGGTTGTCGCCCATGGCGCTGAACACGGCCGACAGCAGCTGCTGCACCTCGTCGCCGGTTTTGCCCATCAAGCTGACTTTGCCCAGGCCGCTGTCCACGCCCTGCATCGCCGCCAGTTGCTCCGGCGTGGCGCCCAGCTTGCTGCCGGCGGCACCGACGGCCGCCACCATCCGCTGCACCACCAGGCTCATGGACTCGCTCACTCGGGCGTCGACGTCGGCGAAGCTGGTGCTGTAGTCGGTGCCGCTTTTGCTGCCCAGCCCCAGGAAGCCGCTTTTGCTCCAGTCGCGCCGCGTCACCTGGTAGGACTGCAGCTCGACGGCTCGCGCCGCCTCGGCCACCGTCTGCTTTTTAAACGCCAGGCCCAGATCCGACACGCTGGTGCTGCTGGAGCTGGAGCCAAAGATGGCGCCCCAGATGCCGCCGCCCGAGGCGCTGCTGGTGCCGCTGAAATTGGCGCCCGACAAATCAAAGCCGCTCGACAGAATGGCGTTGGTGGTGCCGGCCAGGCCGTCGTTGATGCTACGCAGCAGCGCCACCATCTGGCTGGTGAAGGCCAGCTCGGGCCGGGCCATGCCCTCCAGCGCCGACAGGCTGTTTTCGATGGACTTGCTCTGCGCACCAGCGTCGCCAAAGACGGTGCCGGTGCCGGTGTTGGGGGCTTGGGCGGCGAAGCTGTCCATGCTGACACTGGGCGCGCCCCCGCCGCCGCCGCCTGCCATTTTGGCGCCAAGGGCGATAACCGCGGCCAGTGTCACGGCGCCCGCCGCCAGGTTAAACGGGAACGGCAGGCTGGCGAGGGATTTGACAACCGCCGTGATGCCCCAGGCGCTCGCCTCGGTTCCGGCAAGTACAACGGAGCCCCCTGTTTTAGCGGTTTCCGCCCCGGTCTCAACCGCCTTTGACGTGACAAACAAACCGGTGAATGCCGTAACCAGGCCACTCTCCATGGCGTAAGTGGCCACCATATTCGCCAGCTTAACGGCGCGCATGGTTTTCTCAATCCCGTCGAGAAGGCGGTAGCCGTCAGATTTCTCATTGAAATAGCCCTTGGCGGCACCCGCCATGCTGGCATAAGCGCCGATCTGGGCTTTCGCGGTTTTCTTGATCAGGTCCTGCTCGTTCTTGGCGGCGGCTTCGATGTTGTCCTTACCCCCTTCTTTGCGCAGCGCGTTAATCACCGCCATCTCGCGGCCATACACCTTGCCGGATTCGCTCAATGCACCCATGGCATCCACCATGCGCGCCAGGCCGTCACCGGCCGTGGCAAAGGTGTCGCGCAGGCTCACGCCCCATTCCTTGAACGGGTCGGCGGCCTTGTCGCCCAACAGGCGTTTGGCCTGATCCAGCCCGGCTTGCGCCACGTCTTTATCGGCGCTGGCACCGGCCACGCCGGCTGCGGCATTCTTCAAGGCCGTTAACTGCTCAATGGTGTCGGCGAAGTTTTTCGCCTGTGCCTGGGTCAGTCCGTTCTGCTCCGCAATGGCCTTGTTGTGCAGCGTGGTGGCAAGCGCCGTGCCGAGGATCGCCAGCTCTTCGCGCGCCAACAGCGTGGCGATGCTGTCGATCGCAATGCCCTGGTTGCCGATGGCTTGGGTCTGCAACTGCAGGGCGCGGGTTTCAGCGTCCAAACCGTTCGTTTTATTGAGGCTGTCGCCCAACGTCTTACCCATGGCCACCGCGTATTCCCGCTGCGCTTTGGCCGATGCCACCAGCATCTCGCCTTCGTATTTGCTGACGATGGCTTTTTCATCTTCCTTGAGTTTGACCAGTTCGCCGTTGTATTTGGCGATGGCCCCGATCTTGTCTTTTTGCGCCAGGCCGGACTTTTGCACCGCCGCAATCTCAAGCTGCGCGAGCGCCTGCAAGCCGGTATTGGCGCTGACGGCCAAGTCACGCTTTTGGGCGTAGTAGGCGGCGTCAGACATCTGGCCCGCCGCGTGCTGGGCGCTGAGCTCGTCTTGTGCCCTCTTTTCGCCACTGGTGACGATGGTTTGCAGCTGCTCGTAATAGGCCGTCTTGGCGTCGAGTGCCATCTTGGCCGCTTCGCTTGCGCCTTTGGGCGTGGCAAATGAGGCCCGCACCTTCTTTTCATCCGCTTCGGTGAAGAGCGCCCCGTGGGCTTTGCGCATGTCGTTCACGGCCTGGGTCGCCTTGTCCACTTTGGGGGCGTACTGCACCATGGCGTCGGTCATGGCCTTTTGTTGCAGGACGGCGCGCTCTGGCGCCGCCTTGCGCTCAAGAGCCGTCAGGGCTTGCTGAATCAAACCCTGTTCGGCGAGCAAGGCATTGATTCTCACCATGCGGCCTTCCTCGCCTTGGCGCGATGGCTTTTCGGCCCGGGCCTGGTCTATTCTGATTTGCAGCGCGCCAAGCTTGTCGGCCTCGGCGCTGGTGCTGTCCAGCCCGTTAACGCCAACTTTCATGCCGGCCAGCGCATTGCGCCGCTCAATGCGTTCAATCTGCTGGTTGATTCGGTCCAGTATCTCGGGGGTTGACGCCTCAATCGCGCCCGCTGCCTTTTGCTCGCCATCCTTGGCGCTGCTGCCCCACAAGGCCCAAGCTGATACGCCAATACTCAAAACCGTTGTCACCAGGCCGATCGGGCCACCGAGCAAGCCCATCAGCTTGGTGCCCAGACTGGTGGCGGCATTGAGCGCCAATTGCGCCTCGGTCTGCGCCAGGGTGGCTACGGTATGCGCAGCGCTGGCGCGGGTAATCGCCGTCTGCACGGCGGCCTGCTGTACACCGAGCACGGTCAGTTCAGTCATGAGCGCCGCCTGGCGGGCCTGCGCACCCGTCAGGGTGTTGGTGGCTTCACGCGCCGAGGCCAATGCAAAACTCAGCGCGCCGGCCGCTTGTGAGGCCGCGAGCTGCGCCGTTGCCTGCGCAATGGTGCTGCGGGTGGCATCCATCTTGGCGACCACCTCTGCGCGCGACATGGCCAGCGCCGCAAGGCCGGCCTGCAGCTGAACGCCCTTGGCCGCCGTGTCCGCCACGGTCGCATGCGTGGACGCCACGGTGGCTTGCAGCGTGGCCACATTGGCGGCATTTGCAGCCAGCATGGCCGCCACTTTGTCTTTGAGCGCCACCGCCGCGAGCATGGCGGACCGCGTCACCGCCACCAGGGCAACGGTGGCAAGACTGTCCAGAATGACCGATGCGTTTCCGGCGGCCGCAGCCATCGACCCCATGGCCGCCGAGCTGGCCAGCCCGACCACGCGGGATTCAGCGGCCGCCCTTGTGAAGGAGGTGGTCACGTTCTCCATCGCTTGCCCAACGGTTTGCGGCAAGGAGGCGGCTTTTTTCGTCATGCTGTCGAACGATGCCAATACGGCGTCGCCAAACACCCGCGCTGTAAGCTCCCCGGCCTCGGCCATGGCGAACAGTTCGCCCTTGGTCTTGCCCAGTGACACCGCCACCGCATCCATCAGATCCGGGGCGTTCTCCATCAACGAGACGAACTCGTCGCCGTTGAGTTTGCCTTTGGCCATGGCCTGGCCAAACTGGCGCATGGTGCTGGTTGACTCAGTAACACTGGCGTTGCCCACGCGCAGCGACGCGGCCACCGTCTCCACAATCTGAGCCGAGTCTTTGGCCGTACCGCCCAATTGAGCGACTACTTTATCGATCTTGACGTAGGAGTCACCCACGGCGAACAAGGCTGCGCTCTGGCGCAATGCAATGTCATAAACCGTCTGCATCGATGCAGCGGCCCTGTTCGAGCCACCCTCCAGCAACGACATCCGCGCCGTCAAGGCCGAATAATCACTGGCTGCGGAAATGGCTTTTTGCACACTGGCGATGCCGGCCAGGGTGCCGGTGAACCGGGTCACCTGCGCGGTCAACTCCGACAAATGGCTTTGCGCGTTGCGACTGGAATGCCCGATGGTGTCCAGCCCCTTGGCGGCTGAGTCCATCGTGGCATTGACCGCAGGGCCGCCTTCAATCGATAACTTGAGTTTGACTTCGTTGACCATGGCCTATTTCTCAGTTCTTTTTTTCGGCCCACACTTCCAGCGTGGCACGCTCCATGGCTTGCAGGCCGATCCAGGTCTCACGCCATCGTCGTTTCTTGATGCGTACCACGTCATACAGGTGGGTGGCAACGCCCGCGTAGTCCAGCCCGGTGCGCTCACCCATGCCGCCAATGCGCCATTGGGTTTGCACCTGCTGCCAGACGTTGAAGACCGGCACATTGCACGGCCACAGGTAGCACTTGTCATCCGGGATCTGCGCATCGTCAGACTCACCCTGTTGCAGCCCAAAGGCCGCCAGGGCTTGGTCAAACTCAGCAGGTTCATCGTCGTCTGGCTTGGGAATGTGCAGCTGGCCGCGCGCCTGGCAACGCGCGACCTGGGCTAGTTTTTTTCTGTGGCGCCGCAATTCTTGATGTAGGCGTTAAAGCACGCCGTGGCCACGCCCGGCGCGTTCAGCATCATCTCCAGCGCCTCGGGGCTGAAGTCGGCCGGTTCATCAGTGGCGGTCAGCACCAGGCGCTGATTCGCCCAGTCGGTCATGAGGTCGGCCATGAAGTCTTTCGTCTTTTTCCCGGTCTCCTCCAGGCGCGAGCTGATCTCGTCCTGGTCCAGCCGGTGGGCGGTGAAGCTGAAGGCAAACAGCTTGGCCACGCCTTTAACCTTGATGGTGAACTTGACGGGAACTTCGACGACGTTGTCAATGGCGAGTTTGAGCGTTTGCATGGTTTTGGGCTTTCAGGAAAATGAGGGTGAATCGAAAATGAGGGGCGTTACAGACTGACGATGCGCAGCTCGTCGTTACCAGCCACGGGGTCGAGCTCGAAATCGAAGCCAACCATGCGCTGGCCGTTGAACTCTTCTTTTTTGTGCGTCTTGAGCACCATCGCCGGGGCGTGCAGCATGATCTTGTTGCCGCTGGTGGCGCCAATGACAAAACCCAGGCCCTGCACGGTGCGGCTCTTGATCTGGCCGATCAGGGTCGCCTCTTGCGCGGCACTGAGGGCCACGCTGAAGGCACCCTTGATCTTGCGGTCTTCCATCACCACCTCTTCGGTCGACAGCAGCGGCGAGAACTTGACCTGGTTGCCCCAGTCCAAGGTCAGGCCCGAGCTGTTGTAAGAGGTGCCGCCTGCCAGTGCCCCGGCGGCATAGCTGCAGCCGAGCAGGATGTCAGTCACATTGGCCTTTTTGATCGCGACCGGGTCTTTCCAGGCCGTGAGCACTGGCGTGGCGTTGCCGACGGCGGTCGGCGTCGTTTCAATGCCCGTGAAGTCAAACGTCAGTTTGGGCGCCTCGCCGGACTTGGCCGACAGCTTGACGCTACCCATGCAGCCGAGCATGGCGTGCAGCAGCCCGTCGTCATGCCAATACAGCGTGAGCGTCTTGAGCAGGTCCGTGATGGGCAGGTACTCGACCCGGTTGGGCGTGAGCAGGCCAGTCGTCTCGGCACTGGCGCAGCCCAGCATCAGCGCGCCCCAGGCGGGCGCTGTGGCGGCGAGACCCGCGCCAGACAGCGACACACTGAAACTGCACTTGCTGTATGACGTGCCGGGCAATGACATGGCGGCGCCGAAATGGGCGCTAAGGATCTTGATCTCGATCGAACTCAGCTCCAGCGGCGTGATCGACAGGTCGAACACCTTGAGCGCATTGGCGGCGCCGGTCGGCACGGCGTCCGTGCCGGGGGTGACCTCGACTTTGGCGAGGACAACGGTTTTCTTGATCAGGCGAGTGGCCATGGGGGTTTACTCCGGTTGAATGAGGTTGGTTGCAGGGGTGGCGGGTGCGGGTGCGCCCAGATCCACCCAGGCGGCAAGGCTGTAGTTCCAAGCCCAGCTGCCGCCGCCGGGCACGGGCGTGTTGTCGGGGGTGGCGGCGTTAATATCTGGCGTGGCCACGACGGTGACAGCCTCGCTATTAACGGTGGCCGCGTTCTTGGGCGGGGGTGAAATCTTGGTCATTACGGGCTCCAGTAATAGGTAATCAGTTGAAATTCGTCTATCCACCACAGGCGGCCATCGCCATCCAGGCGCAGAAGCCGCCCGGCGGTGAAGGTCACCGGCTCGCCGGTGGCGTCATCCGGCACCCAGCCCACCAGGGCGCGGCGCAGGTTCAGGCGGTGGTCTCTCAAGTCATCCAGTGCCGCAGCGCCCTGGGCATCGCGCCGATTGCTTATGCAATGCACCACGCCAAAGGCCTGGCCGACTTTCTCGTCGGTGCTACTCACCATGCCCATGTCGGTGCCGACTTCAGCCAGCGGCAGCACAAACGCCGCAGGCAGGGCCACGACACCCTCAATGGCGGCGTCCAGATCCGCACTGACACCAACAGACTTGAGCCCGGTCAGCTGAGTCTTCAAACGGGCAAGAACCAGACTCAAGTCCATGGTGATCAGTAGCCTTGCAGTTGCTCAAGCCCAAACATCCGCGCCGGCGTGCGCACCGCCACCGCGTTGCCAGAGCCACCGTCCGCCGCCACCACGGCCGCCCCGGCCAGCTGCACATCGCCACTGGAGATGCGCTTGAGCAGGCTCACGCTGTCCTCATAACGCTGGCGCACCGTGTCGGATATGCCCTTGTCGCTCAAGCGGTAGCGGGCAATGTCCGACGCCAGGCGCACCAGCACCGCCGGGATGCTGACCAGCGGCAGGCTGTAGCGCGTGGCCAGGTAGCCGTCAATCTCGGCATCGGCATCAGTCAGAGCCCGACCCAGCACGACCGTGTCGATGGTCAAACCATCCACGCGGTTGGTACGCTGGGCCAGCTCCTCGGTGCCGAAGCGGTCAACCAGGTCGTCTTGGGTGGCGTAGGTCATGGCAGGCGCTCAACCAGGCTCAGCTCGGCCGGATCAACCCGTACCAGCTCAGCCCAGCCGCCCTCAACCAACTCGGCGGCTGACTTCTCATTCAAGTCAAACACGTCGCCGGCTGCGTAGTCCACGCCATCAGCGCGAATAGGGTCCAGCGCACGCACCCGCACGGCATTGGACTCAGGCGGCGCCTTGGGCGAGACCTGAGTCGTCTTGGTGTTTTTTGTTGCCATAGTGCTGCAGGTGCCCGTCTTAAGCCACTGCAGCCGACAGCAGGTAACCCGCAGAGGCGCCCGCAATCACCGGCACCACCTCATCCGTCACCGGGTAAATCCAGCTCTTGCTGTTGCGGTCCAGGTAGGGCTGCTCCACCATCGGATAACCGGTGAGGCGGTAGGTGTAGCCAAAAGTGGGCAAGCCACCGGCGCCGACCCCAGCCAGATCGGTGAAGGCCAGCACCACGCCCTTGCCCCAGGTGTCCTGCATCGCGCCAGCGGCATCGACGTAGACACCTTCGCCGACCAGCACCCGGGCCACGCCAAACAGGCTGGCCAGCAAATCAACCGTGGCGACATCGCGACCGGTGTACTTGATGCGCTCAATCACCTTGGGGTGCATCTTGAGCTTTGCCATCACGGCCGCGCCCATCACCAGCGTGTTGGGGCGGCGCCCGATTTGCTTGCGAATGGCTTCCTTGGCGGTCTCCACGTCGGCGATCGGGTCGCTCACGCCGTTGGTGAAGTCACTCCATTGACTGGTGCCCGCCAGCGTGGCCTTATTGCTGGCGGCGTAGTTGCCGGCCGTCATGGCCAGCACCGCTTGCGCAATCTCCAGTCGGTTTGAGATGATGGACTGCGTCTTGAGCACAGTGCCGCTGCCCAGGTCGATACCGGGTACGGCTTGCGCCTCCTGCAGGTTCTCCACCGGCACGGTGCCCTCCAGGCTATGGCTTTCCAGCGCAAAGTTGGCGCCGCTGTAGCCATACTGCACGCGCCGGGTGTTGCTGCCCGGCACGCGGCCGGTGTTGTACAAGGCAAAGTCTTCCTTGCCAAAGGTGATGATCTTGCCGCCACGCTGCGCGACCGGGATGTAGGGGAACAGCGCGCCGCCAATCAGTTCCGCGTTCTGGTAGCCCTGGGCCACGGTGGACAGGATCGGATCAATAACCCGGGCTTGGGCTGTAGTCATTTGAGGCATGGTGATGTGCTCTTGAATAGGTTGGAGAGGAAGGGCTTAAGCCACGTTGTCGATGAGGCGCACCTCAATGAACTGGCCGGCGGCGGTGGCCGCCTCTAACGCGATGGCCACCTTGGCGCCGCTGGTGACCCAGGTGATGGCCCTGCCGGTTGCATCAGACTTGACCGTGTCATTCACTGCAACGGCAGCACCGGCCTCGACAATGGCGGTGCCCAACACATCCACCGGCACTTTTTCAGCAATGGCGCCGCCGCTGCGCGCTACGCCAAAAGTGTTGGCGTCGGCGCCTGCCTGGGCACCTGCGCCGGTAACAAAGCGGTTGGCCGCCACGGCGGCGCTCAGCAGCAAGGGCAGCGTCAAAAGGGAAATACCTTGTTTACTCATGATGGGTTACTCCGTTAATAAGGATTGGGATTCAGGACACGGCCTTGACGGCATCGACGTAACTGCCGCCGTTGGCCTTTTGGTGCGCCAAGGCCTTGCCGTGGGTGGCCATGGCCATCGGCTCCACGTCGTAACCAGAAGGCGCGGCAAACTCAACAGTGCCGGTGTCGCCCCCCGCTGCGCGCTGGCCGGTGGCGGTTTCGCCAAACTGCACCGCCGCAGGCAGCGCCGTCAGCATGGCTTTGAACTTGTCTGCCAGCGGGGCACGCGCTTCGCCTTCGCCGAACTCCACCACGGCCGGCTGGGCCGCCAGGTGGTCCAGCGTGGCCACGGCCACATCGCGCCAGGCAGGCATGACGCCAGGCAGGCCGTCGCAGAACGCCACATGGGCGGCGTGCAGCTGGGTGGCTTGATGGGTGGCTTGATGGGTGGCCAGCTCAGCGCGCAGGCGGGTGTTTTCAGCCTCAAGGGCGGCTTTTTGTTCAGGGGTCACGGTGGTCTCCGGTGGGTTGGATTCAGAAAACTGGGGGGCGGGTGTGGCATTGATCTCTGTGGCGGCCGCGTCACGCACTTCGTCCTGGGCGCCCTGCTCCAGGCTTTTCACCGTGTAGCTGGGGATGACCGTGTCGGCTTCGGCCTGGCCGAACTTGCCGATGAACCATTCACGCAAGTTGCGCCACAGGTTGGCGTTGTCCACCTCGTCCCAGGCGGCAAAGGCCACGCCTTCCTGGAAGCACACGCCGTCATCGCCAGCGGCAAAGCTGGGATCGTCCAGGCCCTTCACGCCAGGTGCAGCGGCGCCAAGAAAGCCGACATGGCGCAAATACCAAACGCCTGGCTTGGGGTTGTTGAGGTCGGTGGGGCGGTAGAACTTGGCCGACACGGTGCCGTAGCGGCCGGCGCGCACCGCCTCGGCAAAGGCCGGGGCCACCTGGGCCGGCTTGGCAAACAGGCCGCGATCATTGGCAATCAGGGCGTCAGCCCAGCCCTGCGCCGGGTCATCAGTGGCGGGGTGCCCAATCACCAGCGGCGCTTTTGACAGCTGCGGGTTGAACGCGGCAGCGGTCGCCTGCAGGTCAGCGGCCGAGAACTCGATGCTCTCGCCGGACATGGCCGTCCACTTGCCGGGCTTGAAAATGTGCAGCAGCTTTGGCGCGGCTGCAGCATTGGAGGGGATGGTTTGAGGCATGCCGCAAGTGTCTTGCGGGGGTGCTCTATCGGTCAGGGCGAGCGGCTTCGGGAAGCGCCAAACTCCCTCGCTTGGGCTCACGCATGACTACGGTAGCACGCAGCAAACAGGCCGGACACCGCACTTGCCGACCCGCCATCTATCCGGCAATGCCGTTTGCAGCCAATTTAACGCCTATTAACGGTGGGGGTCAGCGCCTGGGACATACCAGCGGCACCAAAAACACCGATAGCGCGCCACAGCCCGTTTAAATCGCTTGACTGTTATTACAGCCCTTCGAGCAGAAAATCATTCAATGCCTGCAACACCGTGGCCTGCTCTTGCGGGTACAGCGTGCCATCCTGCCGAATGGGCAGAAAGGGGCGCGCAGGGATCGTCACCTTATGCCCCTTGCCCGCCTTGCCGCCGAATTGCTGAATGGCGGCGTACTTCGGCGTGCTGCTCACCGTGAGCGTGTCATTGGTGGCTTGCGGGATGATCTGGCGGCGCAGGTCCTGACTCTCGCCGATCAGCGGCTTCTTGCCCGCCAACAGGCGCGAACCCTTGGCATTGAGACTGCCGCTCTTCTTGACATTGCTCTTCGACCCCGCCAGTCGGGCGCTGAGCATGCCCAGCGTGGCGGCGCTGTTGGGCGCCCAGGGCGTGCCGTCGGGCGCGGTGCTGGTGTCAAAGCGGTGCTTGGTGCGCTCGGTGATGCCCTCGCCAATGACCTGCAGCACCGGGCGCAGGTTGTGCACCCGTGCGGCCACGGTCCGCAGGGCGGCTTTGACGCCCTCGTCTTGGACTTCAATGGTGAAAGCGTTCATATTTACAGCGTTAATAGATTGACGTAAGATCAGCGCCGTTTCATGCCCATCGGGTCCAGGGGCTTGACCCCTGATCGTTTCGGACGTACAGCCAGGGCGGGCATGAAACAATCACTTGGCCGCCTTGACCAGCAGCGTCACCAGCGACAAAGACCGGGTACTCTTCTTGCCCGCCAGCACTTCAAACACCGCCCGAAACACCTCGCCGTTAATTTGCTTGGATGCAACCACCCTTGTATTCTGGTTGCGCGACACGTCGCCCAGTTGCAACGAATCCGCCGCGTTGAGCACTTCGGCCACGCGGTCAAAGTCGGCGGCCTTGCGCGGGCGCTGGGTGCCGCCATCAAATGCATGATTTATCTCAACGTGGCGCGGTGCGTCGGAGGGGATGAGCAACAGATAGCCGGTCACATCGCGGCCCACCAAATCAGTCACCGCCTGCGGGTTTTCAGCAAAGCCGACCCATAGCGGCGCCACGTTGGCGCGCTCTTGCAGCATCCGCGCCGCGAATGCGCTGGCTTTCTCTGACGTGTTGAGGTAACGGTTCACGTCGGCCGCCAGCGCCTTGGCCACGGCGGGCGGGTAGGTGATCAGCTTGTCTTGCACCAGCTGGCGCAGCGGCAGATCCACGCTGGCCCCCGGGGTGTAGTCAAAGCCCTTGTCAATGCCCACGGGCGCCCCGGTCTTGGCATTGACTGCTTGCCAGTCGGCGGGCGGCTCGCCCAGGCCCGCCCGTGCGCTGGCCTGGCCCTCGCGGCGGGTCACGCTGGTGATGCGGCACTGGCAGCCGTAGCCGTTGGGTGCGAAATGGGTTTTCCAAAACGGGTGACTGGCCAGCAGCGTCAAGCCGTGCCAGGACAAGTGCAGGGGCCGGGGGTGCATCACCCCCTCGCTGTGGATGTAGCGCCAGTACGGATGCAGCTTCAACACCTCGGGGTCGCTCATCTGCGCAAAGCGCCCGGCCGCGTAGCTGGTGGCCATGTTGGTCTGATAAATCACGCGGGTGCGCCAGGCTTCGCCCTCCTTCGTGCCTTCTCCGGTCCAGCCCGTCCAGCCGTGCTTGGCCACGATCTGCTTGAAGTCCTTGCGAAAGGCCTGCAGGCCCGCACCATCAGCAGCGCGGGCGTTCACGAGCTGGTGAAAATCCGCCACCAGGTCCGCCTTGGCCGCACCGGTCACCATGAAGGCGCGGTCGTGGGCGCGGCCTCTGATGTCGTCCATCTGCTCGGTCGGCAGGTTCAGCTTTTGGCGCAGGAACTCAATCTGTGCGTCAAACGGGGTATTGAAGGCTACGTTCATGAATCCGTGCGGGCCGCGTCCATGCCCTTGAGCTCGGCCAGCGCCATGGCGGCCGCCATCAGCTTCACCAGCTTGTCGGAGTCCAGCCCGCCATAGGCTTGCGTCATGTCTTGCTGCAGTTGCGCCAGGCTGCTGGCGTTGTCGACCATGGCCTGCAGCTGGGCTGCCATGCCGTTCCAGGCGGGCTGGCCGTATTGCATCAAGGCGTCGATCTCCAGCTGCATCGGGTCGATGGGCGCGGGCCAGCCAGCAGCCGGGGTGTTGGCAGGAGTACGGGCCTCGGCGAAGGCGACGGCGCCCGCCTGGGGCGTGGCAGCGGGTTGGCCGCTACCCTCGGGCATTAGGTCGCCTGCCTGGTAGCCGTAGGCGCGTTCAAAGTACGCGTTGGTGTAGCGGGCACCGGCTTCATGGTTGCTTTTGTCGCGCGCCGCCTGCAGCTTGTCCTGGGACTCCTGGTCCCACAGGCTCCATACCGGGGCATCGGCGACACCCCAATTGAGCTCACAGGTCCAGCGGATGAGCTGATTCACCGCTGCGGCCACCAGCTTGGCATCGCCGTCGCGCAGGTCTTTGGTCACCTCCAGCCCGGCCCCGGCGCTGGCCTTGTTGGCCGTGGCCTCGGTGGTCTGATTCTGGCCCAACAGGGCAATGGCGATCTCGCCCCGGTTGTGCAGCACCAGCTGCTCGTACAGGTCGGCGCTGGCCGCCTTGCCCGCCATCTCCACCGGCGCAATGCTGCCATCGTCAGGGATGACAGCCACGCCATTCTGGATAAGGTCGTCCAGGCTGTCGAGCAGCTCGATCCGCTCCGTGTTGGTGGCGGTGCGCGGTAGCTTGCCGGTCATGAAGGCGCTGCCGAACTTCTCGGTGAACGCGAGCCAGAACTTCATGCCGCCCTTTTTGAACAGCAGCGGCCAGAAGCACATGCTCAGGTCGGCGAAGCCATAGGGGTTCTGGTAGGTCGGGTCTTGCCGGGGCAGCAGGAACTTGCGCTCCGGCAGCAGCTCGCCATACAACGGGTCTTGCCGGGTCTTGAAGCGCAGCTGCGCCTCGGCGTCAAAGCAAAACCACTCGGGCGGCTTGGCTTGCGCATCCACCGGCACGATTAACGCGCCCACCTTTTGCCAGGTGATCTCCATGGGCTGATAGCCGTACAGGGTGGCGTCCAGCATCTGGCCGACGATGCGCTCCAGGTCAAGATCGTCCAGCATGGCCTGCACGGTTTTGGCGGTGCGGCTGGCGGCCTTGTTGCGGTCCAGCCCCCAATCCAGCGCCTTGACCGCGCTCTTGCGCCGGCGAATGCAGCCGCCCACCAGGGCGTCTGTGCGCATGTCGCGGTAGGTGGCAATGTCCTTGCCCTGCGCCTTCAGGATCGGGTCGGGGTTGGGCAACCACAGCCCGAGGGCGGTGAAGTCGAGACTACGGGCGCGGGTGGCGAGCTGGTCGCTGAGGAGGTTGCGGGTTGCCATTTTTTAATATCCGTTGAAATTCATGCCGCCGATGCGGCCGCCGGTCGGCCGTGGGCGGCTGGCCACGGCCGGCGCACCCCAGCCGCTCTGCGCGGCCATCCACAGCATGTGCAAGGCGTCGGGGCCGTCGTCGTGGTCGGCCTTGGGGAAGTGGCGCAGCTGCTCAATCAACGTGACCTGGCTGGCGTGCAGCAGGATCAGGCCGTTGACCATGTGCGGCTGCAGGGACTCAATGCGCAAGAGCTTGTCGGTGCTGGGCTGGATGGCGCGGGCCGGGATCGGCACGCCCTCTGCGGCGCCGCGCTTGATCAGCTCGGTGCGCAAGAACTCCTGAAACTGCACCGTCTCGACCACCCACAGCACGCAGTTCCAGCGCTTTTGCAGGGTGATGATGTCGCTGATGATCTTGTCGGGCAGGCGCTTTTTGATGTCCGCCACCACCACGTCAAGCCGGCGCGTCTTCAGGTGCAAGCGCCCCACCAGCAGGGCCGACGGGTCGCGGCTGGCGCCGGCTTTGCCCAGGCTGGGGTCGCAGGCGCCGAAATAAGCCACGTCCGGGTCGGTGTCTTCCACCCAATATTTCAGGACGCCCTCACCTGAAAACGGGCTGTTGTCGCCGGCGACCGGGTCGTTCTGATACTCGCTGTCGAAGGTCGCATGGCCATCGCGGGCGCGGATTTTCATCAGCGTTAACAGGCTTCGCGCCGCCCAGCTCACCACGGAGCCCAGCAGCATGTCCGCTTCATGCTCGCGATAGAAAGCATCCGCCGCCGGCTCGCCCGCGTTGCGCAGGGTTTCTTCCCACCGCTCCCACAGCGTCATGTCGTCCGGCCACTGCAGCAGCGCCTTGAAGCGGGCACTGGTCCACATCGGGTTCGCGAGGGTTCGGCTCAGCACGCTGTCGTAGTGCAGGATGGTGCCGATGTAGACCACGTCGAACTTGGCCCCGGCGCCGCCCAGGGGCAGCACCGTCTTGGTCAGCCACTGCTGCAGCTTGTCGCGCTGCTCAGGGCTGCGCACCTGTTCATCATTCTCGATATCGTCCAGGACGCACAGATCCGGCCGCCATGGGCCATGGCGCAGGCCGCGCAGCTTCTTGCCGGATCCGGCCACCTGCACCTTGGCATCGTTGCGGGTCACGATGGTGCCGGACTGCCACACCCTGCCCTGGCCCGACACCTCGGGGAAATCCATGGTCAAGCGCGGGTTGAACTCCAGCTCGGCCTTGATCGCTTCCAGCATCGGGTAAGCCTGGTCAATGCTGTCCATGACGATGACCGGGTACTTCTTGCGCCCGGTGACCAGGCACCACAGCACAAACAGCTGACTGACCAGCGTTGACTTCGCCTCGCCACGCGGCGCGGCGATGGCGTCGGTCTCACCCTTGTCGCTGGCCACGATGGCGGGCAGGCGCACAAACAGGTAGTCATGCAACTTGGAGCGGTGCGGGCTGCGGATGTAATGGGGGAAGTAGGTTTGCGTGAAAAACCCGAAGTCGTCATGCGCGCGTTTGCGCCGATCGGCACGGGCCTTGGGGTCCGGGTCGAAACCGCTGACCTGCGCCTCGATGCGCTGGCGCAGCTGGGCGGCAAAGGCCACCAGGTCAGCAGCGGCGGCCTTGGGCGTTAATTGGTTGCGCTGGGTTGCCATGCGGGGCCTATGGATTAACGCTCGCCGCGCGAATAGGCTTCCAGCGCACCGAGTGCGGCCTCGCCCACGGCGGGGTGCATGCGGATCAGCAGTTCGGTGAAGGCCTTGACGGCACCGGTCTCCACGGCCAGCTTGTCGGTCTCGGGCATCAGGGCGCGCATGGCGGCCTTGGCTTTGCCAAGGGAGTCGGCCAGGCTGGCAATCGCCTTGGCCGCGTCGATGGGGTCAATCTCGGGGTCTTCCAGGCGCTCCATGATGGCTTCGGCGCGAAGGATGACGGAGGCGGCGACACGGCCCATGGCTTGGTCGAAGCCACCGCCTGCCACGATCAGGCTGGCCTTCTGGAACTTGTCCCAGTCGTCACCGCTGGCCAGGGCGTCGGCCTTCCAGCGCCTGGCGGTGGCGGTGCCGATGCCAACCTGCACGGCGGCCAGGTCCAGCGGACTGCCACCCAGGAAGGCGGCGCGCAGGGCGAGTTGGGTTTCTTTCGGGTGGGCCATGCCGTTAACCGCCGGGAAACTCAGCGCGCTTGAATACCACGTCGCGCCCGCGCTCGATGAGCTGGGCGTTGTCGTCCTTGTAACGCAGCAGGCCCATTTCATCGAGCCACATCAGATCCGCGCGCACCAGGTCAGAGCTGACGGCCAGGCTGTGGATCAATTCCATCTCGCGCACCAGCTCGGACACGCGGGCGCAAGAGTTGTCGCACTGGTACAGGGTCAGCAACAGGCTGTGGCGGCGGTGGGCGGGCGTGATGGCGCGGCTCATGACACTCCTTTTTCTGTGATGCGGCTCAGGATCAGGCGCTGGGTGGCGTCCATGCCGCCCAGCTGCCCTTCCACGCGGCTACAACTCTCGGCCACGCGGTTGAGCTTGTCGTACACCTTGGCCAGGTCGGCGTGGGTGGGCGCATTGGCGTGGTGCGACTCCAGGCGCGCCAGGCGCTCGGCGTGGCCGCTTAGGTCGCTCTTGATGTCGCCGTCCATCACGTCCAGCCGGTCGGTGATGGCCTTGTTTTTGCTGGTCAGGTGCACGTAGAAGCCCAGCGCCCACGTCAAGACGATATTGGCGGCGACCAGGTAGGGGGTGATTTGGGCGAAGTCCATTACGGTTTTGCAGGGTTTGGGGTTGAGGGGGTCCAGTCAATCAGGGCGTCAAGCCGGGCGCGGCAGACTTCAAAGGCGGCCCCGGCGTCAACAATCCAGAAGGCGACGTCGGTATCGGTGGCAACGGGCTCACCCGCTGCAGCAGCGCCGCCGGTGGCCGGGGACAGGTCTCGGACACTGAGGCCAGGGGCGTTTGTGAGCAGGCGCAAAGCAGTGCCGTTAAGGCAAGGCTTGCCAGTGGTAGCTTTAGCGATCGCATTGCGTTTCTCCGTTTTAAGTTGGTCGATTTGGGCTTGCTGATTCAGCAGCCCGACAGTTAACGCATCACCCCGGGCTTGCGCGCCTTGCAGGATGGCGGCAGCGAGCTGGGCGGCGGCGGCCTGGCTGGCCGTGTAGGCGGTGGTTTGCCGGGCCATCTGTACCTGCAAGGGTGCGCGGCCGAGGGTCCAGCCGAGCATTCCCCCGCCAGCCGTTGTTGCAGCAAGGCAGGCGTAAATCACCCAATTGCCTGCAAAACTCAGTCCCATCCACTTCATTAATTCACTCATACGCCGGGTCCCCACGCGGCGTAGCGCGGCTGCAATTGCACCAGGATGCGCTGGGGATAGCCCAGGTTCTCTTTGCAGTGGACCGGCGCACGGCGGGCGCGGCCGCAGGCGGCGTCCACCGCCTCACGCGTGCCGCTGGCCGCCAGGCGGGCCTCGGCCTGCCAATGCCCCAGCCCGCCGTTGTAGCCGCGCAGGGCCACCCACAAGCGGTCACGGGTGCTGTAGCGAGCGGGTGTCCGATCCCACAGCCATTTGTCGTAGCCCACCAGCGAGCGCATCGCCCAGGCGGGGTTATGTGGCTGGCACTGCCGGGGCGTTAATTGGTTCAGGCTGCACCACCAGCTGGCCGTGGCGGGCATGAACTGGGCCATGCCTGCCGCACCCACGGCGCTCACGGCACGGGGATTCCAGCCGCTCTCCTGGTGCACTTGCGCGGCGAGTGCCGCCACCGGGGCGTCCAGACCCCACTGACTGTGGGCGGCGCGCACCAGGTCAGCGCGGTAACGCTCGGCATTGGGCGGGATCTGGGCGTTGGCAGGGCTTACCAGCACGCCCACAGAGAACAGCATGACGACGGCAAGCCATACAAATTGCGTAAGCAATCGCATGGTTACGCTCCCAGGCCCATGGCCAGCATGGCGCAGCCGACGATGATGGCGCGCCGGATCATGGCCACACCCATCAGGCGCAACAGCGCGTTGTCGGCCATAACGCCAATCGTCATCTCGGAACCTGGCGCCCCCGCCTCCAGCTCGAATTCATCGTCCTCATCCATATCCAAAAACGCATCGGGCCGGGCATACGGGAACAGGCTGCGGTCCAGCCAGTAGCCCACCACGGCGGCCAGCGTGACCAGGCTGAGCTTGTACAGGCTCACCGGCAGCTGCTGCGGCGCGATGGCCCAGACGCAGGCCAGCAGCACCAGGGTGATGAGCAGCCAGCCCCACAGGCGCGGCGCCCGGGGCGTCTTCCATAGAGGTGCTCTAAGAGGTTTTGAGGGGTTCATGCGCGGCTCCGGTCCATTGAGAAGGGTTGAAATGGCAGGACGCACGCGCGCTCATGGCCACCCAGACCGGGCGCTTGTCGCACCGGCCAAAGCCGGTGATTCGCATTAGGTCGAGCGGGCCGGCTGCTGCGTAGTGAGTGCAGCCGCCACAGAGTTGGTCGCGTGGTCCATTCATGCGGGCAATGGTGCCCGCGCGCGCGCATATAGGTAATGGGTAGACCCTTCGGGATGCGGCATGAAAAAACCCGCCGGGCGGTGAAGCACTGGCGGGTTTTTAGTCTCCCCAGGCTTGCACCGGGGGATGGCTGGGATCAGGCCGCCTGCAGGCAGGCCTCTTCATAGGCCAGAATGCCGGCGCCGGTGATTTCGGTGTTGAATCCGTCTTGCTTGACGTGGCCGAGTTTTTGCAGGCAGACCACGGCAAACTCAATGTCGCCGAGCTTTTTCAGCGCGAGTTCATTGACCCAGCCGCGTTTGGGGTTCTTTTGGAGTTCCAGGTACAGAATCTCCAGCACTTGGTGGCGTTGCATGGCGTTGGGGTGCATGGTGTTGCTTCGGGATGGGTTAAGTTTGAAAACGATGAGGGTAGCGACGAAGGGTTTGATTCGTAACCCCCCGTCACTTCGGTTGACCTGGCGGCATCTACACCAGCGCCTCCAGCGCCTGCGTGTCATTCAGGGCCAAGGCCAGCAGCTCGGACACGGCGCCGGCCAGCGCCATGACTTGACCCAAGGCGGCGACGGCGCCCGCGTCTTGCCAGATGCCGTCGCACTTATCCGGGATGCACAGTGCCACGTTGCGGGCTTGGTCCAGGCGCAGCCACAGGGCGTTGACGGCTTGGGCGGCGGTGGGTGCGGCGGGCGTGGTCATGGCGACGGCTTTGGATGTGCGCAGGGTGGTGACGTTCATGCGGCCTCCGTGAACATGCTGGCTTGCGGGCTGACCGTCTTTTCAAGCGGGGGCAAGGTGCCCTTTGCACGCGCCTGCCACAGCGCCTGGCGCACGTGGTTGAGGGTGCGCCCGGTGGCCGCGACGATCTGCGCATTGCTGCTGCCATCACGGTGCATCTGGAGGATGGTCTCGTTGGCTTGCGCGCCGCTCATGCGGCCATCGACCAGTACGATGTTGGTTTTCTGCGACCGGATCAGCTGGCCCTGGGTGCTGATGACCTTGCGCATCAGGCGGATTTGATGGCCCTGCGAATCGATGAGAGTGCCTTGCAGGCCCGAATACTCCATGCGCATCCAGTCCATTTCTTTCTTGTATTCCTCGACAACTTGTTGCGTTTGCACCAGTTGTGCTTGCAACTGGCCGTACAGACTGGAGGCTGTGGCGGGCGACTCGGCCAGATCCTGGCATGGCTGGCCGGCCAGCACCTCGGAAGCCCAGGCGCGAAACTTCTTGGCGCGCTTGGTGTTGGCAAAGAAACCCAACTTAATGCAGCCGGTGGCGCTGAAGATGCGGACATCGCGCGCCTGACCCTGCGTGGTCAATTTGACCACGCAGGTCTCCATCTCGGTGAATTCGTCCTGATGGCGGCTATGCAGACGCATGACGCTGGTGCGGGTTTCGGTTTCGCTGTAGCCCAGCGCCTGCCCGACCTGGTCAGCCGTGAGCCACTTGCGGCCGTCGCGCTCAATGATGGTGATGGGGGTGCCGTGAAATTCGGCGATGAGGGGCAATGCGCCCGTGGTGTCGATTGATTGGGTCATGATGACTTCCATGTGGTCAGGTTTGAAAAAACCGACGCACCCACTTCCAAATGAGGGCGGCAGCTCGAACGGGTTGGAAGACCGGGACCACGCGGAGCGTAAACCGGCAGGGCTTGCGCCCTCCCATTCGAGCCGCCATAAACTGGAGGCACGAACGAAAAAGCCGCAAACCTGTGCGGGGCTGCGGCTCTGTGCCGCGTGGTACTCAGGCTTCCAAACCCGACTGCGCTTTTTTTGCGCAGCGGGCAGACTGTAACTGAATTAACGCGGGTGTTCAAGTTCAAGCCTCATTGGGTGGGGGTGAATCGGCGGGAATAAATTTCTCAGTCCGCCTTGGGGGCGGCGACCAGGTGCGGCTGACGGGTCTGCCAAATCAGCATGCCCAGCTCTTGCGCCTGGTCATCCGCCTGTTCCAGCAGCGCTTGAATCGCGCCGTTCAAGCTGCTCATCCGCTCCAGGGACTGGGGCGTTGCCGCACCGTTCTCTTCGTCAGCGGCCAACTGGCGCAGGCAATCCGATACCGCGAGGATTTGCTCCAGGCGCCGATGCAGCAAGCGGGCGGGTGTGTGCGTCATGCTCACGCCCCCGCCACATCCAGGCTGATCGCCAGATACTCCTGCGTGCGCTCGTCCCGCTTGTAAAAGCGCACATAGGGCTTGGTGCTGGCGGTCTGCATGCTGTCGGCAATGGCTTGCATGGCGAGCTGCCATTTGGCGTCCCGGATGTCCAGGCGGCGCAGGCCTAGCACGCGGGCGGTGTTGATCTTGCCTTCCTTGTCGGTCTGGAAGGCGTGGTTCACCAGCGCCTTGATGTTGTCATTGGCGTTGACGGCCCACTCGTGCACGCATTCATCAATTAACGCTTTGGCCGCCATGAGCTGCTCGCCAAATGTGATTTTGTCCTGCATCTGGCGGGTCACTTTGTATTTGCCGTCGTAGCTGAGCAAGGTGATATTGCCTTTGTCGCCGCCGGTCTTGACGCCGTATTGCTCCATGCTCAGAGAGGCAAAGCTGGCGATCTCGTTCATGGCGGTGAGCTTAAAACCGGTCAAGGCCATGGACTGGCCCTCGGCCATGCGGCACAGGTCGTACACCAGGAGGTTGCGCACCTGGTCAATTTCCTTGACCTTGCTCTCGGGGATCAGGTTGCCGTTGGCGTCTTGCCAGTAGCCGGCGGGAATGGTTGCTGTTGCGGTTGCTGTTGCGGTGTTCATTGGGTCTTGCTTCTCAAGGGTTAATAAAGGGGTTGCGGGGTAAATGGGTTAACGGTGTTCAGCAGCTGTGACCCACGCTGGCGTAGCGCTTGAAGTCCAGGGCGCCAGCACGCAAGGCGGGGCCGGCTTCTGGCACATAGGCCGGGGCGTTTTTGAGGTCGTAGCACGGCGCCGGGGTGCGAAACTGGGGGATCAGGTTGCCGCTGGCGTCTTGCCAGTAACCGGCCGGGGTGGCGATTTCCGGCACGGGCTCAGGCACGGGCTTTGGTGGGCGGGCACCGTCGCCGGTTCGGTAGCAGCTGATCCCCCTGATGTCGCGGCGCTGCAGGTGGCCGACGCTGACCAGGTAGCCCAGACGGGCGCGAAAACCCTCGCGGCCGATACCGTTAGCGCTGGGGCTAAACAGGGTGTGCAGTGCCGTGAACGAGCAATCGGGGTGCTCGCTCACGTAGAGCAGGATGGCCTGGCTAAGCGGGCTCATGCGGTCGCTGATACGGGGAATGTAAGTGGTGATGGTGCTCATGATGTAGCTCTTAAAACAGTTCGCTAAAAAGTGGGTTCTGTGGGCTGGGTTCGGCGCTTGGCCGGTCCAGGATGACTTCCAGTTGCCGCCAGGTCAGGGCAAAGCGCAGGCCCAGCTCCTCCACCGCGCGGCCTTTGCTCAGGCCTTCGCCGGCAGGGGCCTTGGCCGTTAGGCGGTCGAACTGGGTGCGAATGGCGCGGTTGCGCCGCTCCAGGCGAAGCGCCTCCAGGCTGGGCACCTCCAGGCAGTCGCCGCCCATCTCGCGGGCCAGCAAGAGCATGGCGTCCGCCCCCATGATGGCCACCAGCTGCGCCCAGCGCTTGGCGCCGCCGGGGTTGTTGCACGGGCCTTTGGGGATGATGATTTGCGCGCCGCGCAAGCTGTTGAAGACCTTCAAGGCGTCCACCGGCCCCAGCATGCGCAGCACGGCCAGGCCAGTGGGTGGCACCAGGTGGGCAAAGTCGCGCAAATCCGCCGGGGTGATGGCGGCGTCGGGGCAGTAGGCGGGCTGGGTTGCGTGCATGGCGGGGTCTCTTTGGGGTAACGATCGGGGCGTCATGAGGGTGACTCACGCGCGGCTGGCGGCCACATTGGCGGCGCGGGTCTTGGCCTTGAGGGTGGTCTCCAGGGCGCCCACCAGCTTGTGCAGGATGTGGGCATCGGCAAAGTCCACCGTGGTGCACCAGCCGTTGCGCACGCAAATGGCGTTGACGTACTTCACCGCATCCGTCACGCCGGCCACCCGCACCAGCTCAGCGGCCAAAAGGTCCACCCGCTGGCGCAGCAGCTGCCGGTCGGCGGCAAGGTTGGTGCGCCTGGCTGGACGGATCGCGACCCGGGGGTTAACGGCGCCCTGCCCGGTCAGGTATTCGCTGACCATGCCGAGCTGGAGCAGATTGCAGTCCGTGCAGCTGGTCTGTCCGGTGCGGGCTAGCAGCATGGCTTTGTAGGTTTCTTGATCCATGCCGAGCTGGCGTTGCTTGGTCTTGATCGCCTTGATGAACTTTTTGCGCAGATCAACCATGGTTCTTCTCCTCTGAAACAGGGGTTTTGGCAATGCCCTGCGCCAGCACTTTGGCGCGCAGGGCGGCCAGCGCCTGGCGGGCGGCTTCGGGTTGGCGCGTGGCATGGCGGGATTCGCGGTCGATCTTGGCTAGCTCCGGATCCACGCCGGCATAGATGGCTTGCAGGGCCGCGCCCATGGGCAGATCCACGCCGCGCGCGCTGGCGTTCGCCGGGCCGTCGGGGTGCTCGCTTTGCGCGCCACAGTGGGGGCAGACGACGTTCATGGCAGCACCCGCGCTATCTCAACCAGCACCACCACGACGGCCAGGAGGCAGACACCCAGCATCAAAGCACGCTCCAGGCGCTCACGGCGCTTACGGCGTGACGGGCGACTGGTGTACGGGCCGTCCACCACGCCGGGTGCCAGGCGCTGCAGGGCGGCGGCCTGGATGCACACGCCTTGGCAGGCGCGCTCAGGGTGCAGGCACACGCCGAGCTCGTGACAGGTGCGCTTGGGTTGGTCGTTGCGCAGGGCTTGCATGGGTTGGGTGGGGTTAACGGTGGTCATTGCGACGAACTCCAGAGGCGGGCAGGTTGAGACTGATCCAGTCAAGGTTGGCGTCAAAGACGGCCAGGGGGCGGCTGACGCCGTAGAAGTTCTTGATGCGCCGGGCGCGGCGACGAATCCAGCGGACTTTTTGAAGGAATGCAAGGGTGTTCATGTGGACGCCTTGGGTGTGGATTGGTTAACGGGGTTTTGCAAACACTTGTCGCAGGCCTTCCAGTGGTCCAGCCGCTCATAGCCGGTGTTGGCCACCTGGCCCCAGGTAACGGCGGCATAGGTCTGGCACTCGCCCAACGCAATGTCGGTCTTGAGGTGCGGGCATTCGATGCGGCCCTGGCCAAAGGCGGCGATCACGCTCGCCTGAAAATGCGGGCTGATCTTGTCCAGGGGCAACAGGCCGTGCAAAACCTGGCTCACGTAAGAGCGCACATAGGTCTTGCCCACGCTGGAGGGCGAGCTGCTCGGTTTGAGCAGCCGTGCCGCCACCTTGGTGACGCCGCCCCGGCCCTCGGCCTGCACCGCCTTGCGCAGCAGGTCCAGCCAGCGCGGCTCAATGCCCGTCAGCGGCAGGGTCACCGTGTCGGTTGGGTCAATCATGCGCACACCCCCTGCCCGGTCACGATGAACACATGGTCATCTTCCAGGGGGGACATGAGCGGGGCGGGCACCGGCAGCGCCACCACGGCGCTGGCGTTGGGGTTCCACAACACGCGCTTGTGCGGGCGCCAGACCGGCGCATGCCAGCCCAGATCGATGTCAAGCTGCCAGATGACGCTGCCCGGCCCCAGCTTGCTGGCGCTTTTGTCGCGCCGGGGCAGGCGCACCAGCACGCCATGGCGCTCCAGCACGATCAGGTATTTGAAGAGGTAGTTGGGTTCGCTTGGCTTGGCGCCGGTGGCGACCACGTCCAGCAGCTGGCCCAGGGTGAAGGAGGCGCCCGCCGAGTGCAGGTGGCGAATCTGGCGCCAGGCCCGCACGCGGATGAACTGGCTGGCGTCGCCCAGCGGGCGCACCTTTGGCAATGCCGTCACCGTCATGGCGGCGGCTGATCTTTTCACGGAAGTCACGTGGCGGTTCCTTTGCGAGGGGCATGGCCCAGTACATGGAACAGCTCCAGGCCCTTGATGTCGGCGACCTTCATGGGCGTGCTGTGCTGCTCGGTCGGGCGCATCCTGGCCACGGCTTCAATGCGGGCGATGGCGTTGACGGCCAGGCGCATGCTGCCGTCGGTCTTTTGGTGAATGTGTTCGGCCAGTTCGGCGGAAATGGGCACTTCGCTGAGCTGCAGGCAGGCGCCCGCGATGTCCTCGGCGCTGTTTTTGGCAAAGTCGCAGCGCGCATTGACGCGGCTACCGAGCTGCTCGACGTTGGACTGGGTCAGGCGGTGCACGTCACGCGCCATGAAGACCAGGATCAGCAGGGTGGTGGTCTTGTCGGTGATGCCGCGCAGCTTCTCCAGGCAGGCGGCCTTGTTGTCCAGGCAAAACCCGGCTTCGTCCACGACGATGCTGATGTTGCCCTTGACGATCATCGATTGCATGCGGCCCTCAAAGCCGGCCTTGGTGTCAATGCCGAGCTTCTCCGCCATCTCGACCATCATGCGCCGGGGCGTCCAGTCCACCTGTGCGGTGAGCATGATGCCGCCCACGATGCTGGTCCAGGTTTCCATGGTGCGGGTTTTGCCGTCGCCGGGGCGGCCGGTGACCACCACCAGCCCGCCCTCGCGCGCCCCGCGCTGCTGGGCGCTGGCGACCTTGCTGTCGAACAGCTTGGCGTTCTTGGTTTTTACAAATGCACGATTCATATACTTACCTCGTTTTGTTGCTCAGGACTTTTTTTCGTTTTGGCCCTGGGGTTTCGGAACACGGCTGTCGGGGTGGGTGGAACCACTCTGACAGCCACCTTTTTTTCAAAAATCAATCAAGGGATACCCATGACAGAAGAACAGGCCACCGAATTGGCAACCCGGCTCACGATTGCGCTGATTGAGGCGAAGCAGTTGTCCTTTGACGCTCTATCCAATCGGACACCTCAACAAACCGCTCAACTCGTTGTGCCGCCGCTTCTAGCCATTCGAGATAGCCTTCTTGGGTGCTCGTCGCCAGCAACCCCTGCGTGACGCACTGCATCTCTGCCCTGTAGCTGTACGCCAGCGCGCCCTGGGCGTCATCCAGGCAGGCGTTGAGCGGCGTTTTTTCGGGTGGCGTCCTGTTTGAAGATGAATTCATCTCAATTTCCCTCTTGGGTTGGGGTTTGTTTTTGGGCTTTAAGCTGGTAGCTCTTGGTCACCCGACCAAAGTTGCGCCCGGCATTGACCGCCACTGCATTGATCCAGAGCTTTCGGCCATCTGCGAGGCGACGTATATGGCCGCGCCGCATGTGCTCTCGTTTGGTGCCGCCGGACCCGCTGGCGCCATGCGCTGCGTCTGACTGGTCTGCGCCGTAGGTCAGCCCCAACACGTGGTAAACGTCTTGTGTTTTGGAGGGCTTCTTTTGCTGTCTGCCGGGTATCGGTGCGGGCTGTTGCAAGGGCTGTGCAGTCACATTGGAGCAAGCCAACGCATTCAGAAATGACACGAGTACCCAGGCGTCATCCGCGAAGCTATCTCGCCATGTTTGCGGGTCAAAGTCGGTTTGACCGCTTACATCAGCCAGGCTCAGAGCAAATCGCCCATCGCTGCTAAGCATTGAGCGATTGGCCCAGTTTGACTTCGGCAACAGCACCGGTCCGGCTGTAACCCAAACGCCCAGTCGATCAGCAAACTGTGATCGCACAATCTGGATGGAGTCATCAAATTCAGTGGCAAACAAAATGCGTTTGGAGCATTGTTCTGCATCGTCTCTCTGCACCCATTCAGGGTCATCTGGATAGGCGTATTCCAGCGCAATGGATTCGTAGGGCAAGTGCAGTTCGTCATCGCTCAGCGCCTTGAGCGCGTTGTCTTCCAGCAGCATGCCGTGGTCAGGCAGCAGAAATTTTGTTGTGTTTTCTGCTGCGCCGATGGCGACCTTTATGAGTTCGCGCATGCGCCCGGGGATGCCCGGTATCGCCAGCAAGGGGCGGGACTTTTCGACCATCTGCCGGCAGTAATTCAGGGGTCTCGATTCACTCTTCATGCAATTCACCTTCTTGGTTAAGTTAAAAAACACTCTTCACATCGCCTCGCGGCGCTTCTCTTCTTCTTCCTTCGCCTGCTGCTGCATCAGCATCTCGGCGAACAAATCACGGTCTTCGTCCTGCTCGCCGCCCTCTTCGCGGGCCTTGTTGGCGGCTTCAGCGGCTGCGCCGAAATATTTCTGCTCGAAATCCACCACCTCTTCAGCCGCCTGTTGCGTTAATTCGGCTTCTTCCTGGCGGGTTTGGGCGATGTTGGTTAACGCCTGCTGATAGACGATGTGTGCGTCGGGCGTGGCCATGTCCAGTGCTGGCATTTGCATGCGTTGGGCCACTTGCTCCGCCTTTTGATCCAGCAGCTTGAGCTGGGCGCTAGCACGCTTCTCCAGCGAGTACTCATAAAAGCTCATGGCGCGGTAGCCGGTGACTTGCACCAGTTCGGCCTCGCAGATCAGGCGCCCGGTCAGGTCTTTGACCCACACGCGGCTGCCATCCATGATGTCCACCGCCACCATCACGTCTTCGCCATTCACCGCTTCCAGATCGCTGTGGCGGTATTCCTGGCTCATGTAGGCTTTGACGACGGTGCGCTGCACCCGGCGCTTGAAGTGCAGGCGGAACAGGTCAATCAGATCGATCTCGGCCATGCGGGCCGGCGCAAACCCGGCGTCTTTGGCCTCAGCCACGGCCTCGGCCGGGGTCTGGTGGCGCCGTTTGCCGGTGACCGGATCGGTCACGCGCGGCAATTTGCTGTGCGGGCTGTTGTTGAACTTGAGCACCTTGGAATTGATCCAGTCCGTTGCCTGCGCAAAGCTGTCAAACACCAGCCCTTTGCCGGCGTGTTGAGCCGCCTTCTTATTCTTGTCGCGCCCCTGCAGGTCGCCCGCTCTGTCCGCCTTGACCATCTTGTCGGTGAACTTGCGCACCTGTTTGAAAGCCAACGGGTCCATGCGGGGGTGCTGGTAGGTGGCCAACTCGCGGGCTTCGCGGTCAATCCAGGTATTCCAGTTTTCGGCAATGCCATTGGCCTGGCTGTTGCCGACCCTGACCGGGTGCACGATGCTGATGCCAGCGCGCGCCGCCAGACTGACCAGGGGGTCTTTCTCCACCGTCTTGTTCTTCACCGAGCCGGTCGAGTCGGTTTGCCACACGGCGGGGATACCCATCTCGCGGATGTAGTTTTCCAGCCCGCACAGAATGACTGCCGTGGACTCGCTCAAACCAATGCTGGGCCTGGTCACATAGCCCGTCACCAGTTCATGGAAGTGCCACACCTCCAGCGTCACAAATTCGCCCGTCACCGGGTGCGGGGCGCGGAAATGGGTGTTCCAGCCGTCGGCATGCACCTCCACGAACGGGGGAACCCCGGCCGGGCTGCGCTTTTGGTAAGCCTTTTTGGCCGACAAGGCGCTGCCCATGTGCTGGCCGATCATCAGATCGGTGTTGCTGAATTTGTGCTTGAAGAAGTAGATGACCTGGTCATAGCTGGGCGGCTCGGCACCCCAAGCCATGTCCCAGCACTGCGTCAACTGTTCATGCACCATCTTGCTGGTGGGCTTTTGCGGGCGGCGCTTGAGGTCCAGCGCGGCCACATGCCAAAGCTTGAGTACCATGTCGGGCTGGGGCTTTTTGGGCACCAGGCTCTCACCGCGCTGGGCGCGCAGCACCCAGAGTTCAAGGGCGCGGGTGCTGGGCAGGCCGTCCGGGCTGGAGCGCCCGCGTTTGTCGCGGGCGGCGCGCAGGTTGTCCACCAGCATGGTGGGCAATAAACCGGCACGCGCACTGTGAATGAGCGTGTGGCACGCTGCCTTGACACTGCGCGCGCCAGCGGCTTCTATCTCCGCGACCTTGCGCAGCACCACCGAGATGGCCAGCGCCTGCGCGCGGTCGGCCTCGGTGCTGCCGTCGAAGGCGACGGCGTCGGGGGTGGCTAGTCGGCGTTCGGGCTGGGTGACGAGGGCGCGGCCAGCTTGAGCAGGCGACTGACCTCCCTCGCGTAGCTGACGGCCAGGCCCACCCCGTCCGGCGTCAGCGTCTGACTGATGCGCCGTGGATTTTCCGGCGTGGGTGCGCGCTGTAGCGTCAGTAACTTCCAGTCCACCAGCCTTTGCAGGCTTCGCCGGCCGTTCAGATGGCCCGGCGATACCTTTTGGTACGACGTTTGATTGGGCTTGCTGGCTGTGTACAGCAGGTGCAGGAACTCGTGCACCGTCAGCAGGTGCTCGATGGCGTCCGAGTCCAGTCCGCAATCCACCCCCCCGATGTATTCCCGTGGCAAGTCCATGATCTTCCTTTTGTAAAACAGCTTCTATTTTCTGGTGAACCTCGGCCTCCACTTGAGCCTGGATGTGGTTTTGGGTTTCAGCTGGCAGGCTTTTAAGGGCGTATTCAAGGCCCTTACCTCGCAATTTATCGCGAGTAACAGCCAAATTTTTTTGTAACGACGAGCGAACACGGCGCTCCGTTCCAGGCAAACCCGGCATCCCCGCCAGCTCTTGCGATGTAAACCACTCTTTAAGCGCCATGATCAGCCCCGCGCCTCACGCTCGAACATAAACACCACTTGCGCCGCATCGGCGAATAGGCTGAAGTCAGCGCAGTGCCCGGAAAACTCCTCGCCCGAGGTCGCATTCATATAGTGCCGCGCCATATCCTGGCGCACCTTCAGCCAGCCCTTGAACAGCGCCAACTCACCCATGGCCATGATCTCGCCCGCTACTTTATCAATAGCTTCTTGCGCAATATCCACGGGGGCTACAGGCTCTTTTTTATCTTGAAAATCATCGTCACGAAGATGGCACATATCGATCTCCTTCAAGCCGCTTGTTGTAGGTCACAAGGGCGAATGCCCTTGTCCAGCGTGGTGCGCAAATCGGCCATCACCAGCCGGCTCAGGCCGCCGTGTGGAATGCGGTCAGTGCGGTGCCACCAGGTGCGCACTACCACCCCGGCAGTCACGGGTTTGTGGCCATAAGCCTTGGCCCATTTCGCCAGACTAGCCCAGCCCAGCGCCATAAGCTGGGAGCGAACTTTCAGGCTATTGCCAAAGGGGTCGCGCTTTGCGACGGGATGAGTGGTCATAATTGCCTTCTTGTGTTAATTTGCTGCGATGGGTAAAGTGTAACGCTATATATCGCGATTAAGACGAAATATTGCGATATTTATTTGTCCGATTCCTGTCCGATTCGAAAACGGACGCATCAAGGCGGAAAAAGATGATCTCCATGGCAAAAGAAGTATTAATTTCAGAAACGGACGCTAAATTTAGCGGGTTGCCAAAACGTCCGATTCAAAAAACAGAAACGGACTTCAAAGACCGACTGCGCGAAGCCATTGCAGGCGAACCAGTCGCGGCATTTAGTCGTCGATGCGGTGCAAGCGAGAGTCTTCTGCGTGGTTATTTAAAAAATGGCAATAAACCAGGAATAGATCATCTTGTAGCCATAGCCGACGCCGCCAACGTCAGCATCGAGTGGCTGGCCGCCGGTCGCGGCCCCAAGGTGCGCGGCTCCAGCCTGCCCGGCCCAGCGGCACCCATCACCCAAGTCCCGAAGATCGGCTTCACCGCCGCACCCCAGGCGCCACCCGAGGCCGGGCTCACCAACCGCCGCCGCCACTCCACGCCCGGTCTACTGGTGCTCGACGAGGCACACCACATCTTCCCTGATCTATCCCAATTCATGATGCGCGTCACCATGGACGCCACCCGCGCCGACTGGCTCCCCTCCTATATAGAAGACAGCGACCGCATCGCCATCGCCATCACCGCCGCCGAAATGCTGCTGCAAAGCATCAAGCACAACCCCGCGCGCCTCACCCACCTCATGAACAGCCCCGCCAGCATCGACCAGGCCCTCCGTATGGCGTTC